GAGTGAAACTTTCCCAGCAGCAGGGCCTGTGAAAACAAAGATATTAGGTGACGAAACAAAAGAAAAAGAAGAAGCATCTAATCGTGTAAGGGCTGATATGAACTATGAGCTTACAGAACGTATGGTAGAATATCGCTCTGAGCATGAAAGATTATTGTATAATTTAGGATTAGCAGGTTCAGCATTTAAAAAAGTATATTATGATCCTAACATGGGTAGACAGATGTCATTGTATATACCTGCAGAAGATGTAATAGTTCCTTATGGTGCGTCACACATAGAGACAGCAGAACGTGTCACTCACGTAATGAGAAAAACAAAAAATGAATTAAAGAAGCTACAAGTTGCTGGTTTTTATAGAGAAATAGATGATCTAGGAGAACCACAACCATACCACACAGATATAGAAGAAAGAAAAGCTGAAGAAGGGGGATATTCTTTAACGGATGATGATAGATACACAATATACGAAGTCCATGCCGATTTAGTTATTGAAGGTATAGATGACTCAGAAGAAGAGATAGCCAAGCCGTATGTTGTTAGTATTGAACGAGGAACTGGTGAGGTACTATCAATACGTAGAAATTGGAACCCTGAAGATCCCCTTACACTTAAACGTCAGCATTTCGTACATTATGCTTACGTCCCTGGGTTTGGATTCTATGGGCTTGGCTTGATACATATCATAGGTGGATACGCTCGTGCAGGTACATCTATTATAAGACAACTTGTTGACGCAGGTACATTATCTAATCTCCCAGGGGGTTTGAAGTCCAGAGGTCTAAGAATCAAAGGTGACGATACACCGATAGAGCCTGGGGAGTTTAAAGATGTGGATGTGCCATCAGGTAGTATTCGTGACAATATCATGCCACTTCCGTACAAAGAGCCTAGCCAAACTTTGTTGGCTTTATTAAACAGCATAACAGCAGAAGGTAGAAGATTAGGAGCTATCAGTGATACAAATATATCTGATATGTCAGCAAATGCCCCAGTTGGAACAACACTTGCCTTATTAGAAAGAACTTTAAAACCTATGGCAGCAGTACAGGCTCGTGTACATTATGCCATGAAACAAGAGTTTAAATTACTAAAAACTATAATAGCAGAATACGCACCAGCACAATATTCTTATCAGCCTGCCAGAGGCGAGATGAGTGCTAGACAAGCTGATTATGGTTTAGTTGATGTTATACCTGTTAGTGATCCTAATAGTACAACCATGGCTCAGAGGGTTGTGCAATATCAAGCTGTATTACAAATGGCTACATCTGCACCACAGATATATGATTTAAAACAACTACATCGTCAGATGATAGAGGTTTTAGGTGTTAAAAACGCAGATAAACTAATACCTATGCAAGAAGATTTAAAACCTGCTGACCCTGTTAGTGAGAATATGAACGCATTGACTGGTAAACCTATGAGAGCATTTATATATCAAGATCATGATGCACATATAAAAACACATACAGCTTTCATGCAAGATCCTGCTATTGCACAAATGATAGGACAAAACCCACAGGCACAACAAATAATGGCTTCATTGCAGGCTCACATAGCAGAACATTTAGCGTTTAACTACAGAAAACAAATAGAAGAGCGACTCGGAGCACCTCTACCTAATCCTAATGAAGAGTTACCAGAGGATATAGAAGTTAATCTTGCTAGACTTGTAGCTGATGCTGGACAGCAATTAACACAAGCACATAAACAACAGGCAGCCCAAAGACAAGCTCAACAGGCAGCTCAAGACCCTGTAAATCAAATGAAACAGCAGGAATTACAGATTAGACAAGCTGACATACAAAGAAAAGCACAAAAAGATGCAGCAGATACACAGATAAAACAAAAAGAACAGATAAGAAAAGAGAAGAAAGATGCTGTTGATGCTAGATTAAAAACAGAAGAAATAAAGGTAAATAAAGCTGAAATAGCCTTAGACGCTCAAAAAGCAGGGGCTAAAATAAAAGAAGATACTCGATTTAATAAAGGTAAATTAGAGTTAGATATAATGAAAACGATGAAAGGTAAATAAATGGGGTTAACAGTCTTAGATGTTTTAAAGAAAAATATAGAAGAGCAAAAACTAACTTCAATACAGTTTCTTACAAGTGGTGGCCCAAAGGACTACGCACAATATAAGGAAGTTACTGGCTTAATCCGAGGTCTAGGAGTCAGTATCGGTATAATAGAAGACCTCGTGCGTCAACAGGAGAACGGTGAAGATGAGTGAACCAGCAATAGATCAGACAGTGCTAACTGATAAAGAAATAGATGCACAACTCCCTAAACCTGTAGGGTATCGTGTTTTAGTGGCATTACCTCAACAAAAAGATACATATGAGGGTAGTAATATATTAAAAACAGATACTACTAAAAGGCACGATCACATAATGTCCATAATGGGATTAGTTATGGATATGGGCGATCAAGCATATGCGGATAAAGAAAGATTTCCGACAGGGGCTTGGTGTAAGCAAGGAGACTATGTGATGTTCCGTGCTAATACAGGTACAAGATTTACAGTCAATGGATTAGAGTATCGTCTAATGAATGACGATTCTATAGAAGCTGTTATAGCTGATCCGACTGGTATTAAAAGAGCAATGTAGGGAGTAAACAATGCCATTCCAAAAAGTAGAATATAAATTTCCTGACGAGGACACAAATGATAACAAAAATGAAAACAATACTATCGAAGTTGAAAAATCTAGTGCTGTCGAAATTGACATTTCTGGAAAAGCCTCTGCCACTGACGGAGACTCCAAAGAAGAAAAAGGGCAGACCGAAAATAAAAAAGAAACAAAAGAAGACAACTACGAAATAGAAGTTGTTAATGATGTCCCTAAAGCAGATAGAGGCCGCAAGCCATCTGAGCCTCCTGCTGATGTTACAGAAGAAGAGTTAGGAGAATACTCTGATAAAGTTCGTAACAGAATAAAACATTTTAGTAAGGGTTATCATGATGAGCGTAGAGCTAAAGAAGCAGCGTTTCGTGAGAAACAAGAGCTTGAAAGTTTAGCAAAAAGGCTTGTAGATGAAAATAATAAACTAAAAGAAACTCAAAATAAAAATCAGACAGCTATGCTAGAAGCTGCTAAGAAAGCAGCAGAGAAAGACCTAGATGAAGCTAAAAGAGCATATAAAGTAGCTTATGATGCTGGTGATTCAGAAGCTGTAGTCACAGCTCAAGAAAGTATAACTGCTGCTAAAATTAAATCTGATAAGTTAGATAATTTTAAAATACCCGCTTTACAAGAAGAAAATAGTGAGGTACAAAATAAAGGAGGGAACACCCCACCCCCAGTCGTTGACCAAAAGGCATCGAGTTGGCATGATAAAAACCAATGGTATGGCGTTGATGACGAGATGACAAGTTACGCTTTGGGGTTGCACAGCAAACTTGTTAAACAACATGGCAACGACTACGCCAAAACCGATGAGTACTATTCGACCATAGATGCTCGTATGCGAAAATTGTTCCCAGAGAATTTTGAGGACAATGAAATAGAAGAAGAGACTGAGACCGAAAAGCCGAAGCTAAACAATGTGGTTGCACCCGCTACACGGAGCACAGCACCTAAAAAGGTCAGACTAACGCAAACACAAGTAAATCTCGCTAATCGACTTGGAGTCCCACTTGAGTTATACGCCAAGAAGGTTGCAGAAGAAATGAGGAAAAAATAATGGCTGAGAATAGAATAAATCGTGAACAAACTGTACGTGAAACTACTACTCGAAAACAGGCTTGGAGGAGGCCAGAAACATTGCCCGCTCCAAAAGAAGAGGCAGGATACACATACCGTTGGATACGAACAACCACACAAGGTCAAGTTGATGCCACCAATGTTTCCTCAAAATTACGTGAGGGTTGGGAACCTGTGAAAGCATCTGACCATCCAGAAATTACTTTGGTAACTATTGAAAACGATAAATTCAAAGATAACATTGTAATAGGAGGGTTAATGCTGTGTAAGGCTCCGATTGAACTTAAAGAAGAAAGGACTGCGTTTTTTAAACAACAGACCGATAATCAGATGAGATCAGTAGACAACAACCTCATGCGAGAAAACGATCCTCGTATGCCTCTCTTTAATGATAGAAAAACGAAGATCACTTTTGGAAAAGGTAATTAAATTTTAACAGGAGACCAAAGCTATGGCTTACCCAAATCTTGATGCCCCTTACGGGCTAGTCCCCGTTGGTTTGATTGGTGGTCGTCACTATGCAGGTGCTACTAGACAAATGAAGATAGCTAGCAATTATGGCACAGCTATCGGAAAAGGCGATTTAGTAAAACGTGTAAATGACGGAACAATCGAGCGAGACGGAAGTACAACTGCTTTTCCAGCTACTGGAACACTAGGTGTTTTCATGGGTTGCAGTTTTACAGACCCAAATACAGGACAATTAACATTCAGAAATCAATATCCTGGCAGCATTGTTGCTAGCGATATCAGTGCTTTTGTTGTTGATGACCCTGACATTATATTGAAAGTAGCTATCTGCTCTTCAGGTACAACAATGGCAACATTGGGAAGAACTGTTATTGGTAATAAGGCTTCAATCATTAGTAATACATTAAATACTACTAACGGAAGATCCAAATTAGCTATTAACAGCTCTGTTGCTACTACTTCGACACTACCATTTCAGATTATTGATGTGGTTGACAGCACAGCAACGGGATCAGATACATTCCAAGAAGTGCTTGTTATCTACAGCACACATACTGACAATGGCAGTAATGTGTTCATTGGTGGACACGCTTATCGTAACCCTGTTGGACTGTAGGAGGAATAGACAATGGCAATTTCAAGAGCACAACTTCTTAAAGAGCTTCTTCCTGGTCTTAATGCGTTATTCGGTTTAGAATACGCTAAATATACTGAAGAACATTCAGAAATCTTTGAATCCGAGACTTCTGATAGATCTTTTGAAGAAGAAACTAAACTATCAGGCTTCTCTGCCGCACCAGTCAAAGACGAAGGTTCTGCCATCGAATATGACACTGCACAGGAAGCATTCACCGCTCGCTATACACACGAAACAGTGGCGATGGGCTTTTCAATAACAGAAGAGGCTATCGAAGATAACTTGTATGACTCCTTGTCAGCACGTTATACAAAAGCACTTGCTCGTGCTATGGCGTATACCAAACAGGTAAAAGCAGCAAACATTTTAAATAATGCTTTTGACTCAGGTACTACTTATGGAGATGGAGTGGAGCTTTGTTCTACTG